AACAACCAAGGCAAGATCGCCACGATCCAAGAACATCAGCCCCAGATCTTTGACCAGATCAAAGAAGTTTATAACCGCCGCAAGGCACACATCGATAAAAACGCAGGAGATTAAAATGCCAGATTATTCAAAAGCCATCAAAAGTAGAGGTGCCCTCTACCCTGAACAGAACCGACAGAAAGACACCCACCCGCATTACCGGGGTTTCGTCAACGTGTCGAGGGAACAGGCGAAGCTGATCGCTCAAACCTTTAAGGGTGACTCCAGCTTGGATGAGATGAACGTTCGCATTGCTGGTTGGAAGAACTCCAACGATAGAGGGCAGTATCTTTCTCTCAATGTTGAGGTGATGCCGCTGGAAGAGAAGCAGGAGCAGACTGCTATGCAAGCGCAGCCAGTGCCGCCTCAAGAGGATTTCGATGATGATATCCCCTTCTAGTCGGCAAGCCGATAATCGT